GTTTGTATTGGCATCGGCTGTTGGGTAGTATGTAGCGTTGGTCATGTCAATCACAACTCTATAGAAGTCTGGTTGTAATTGGTTAGTATCTTGTTGAAATCCTGATGGCATATTATGCTCCTTAATTATCTAATATTTATCGCATTAAGCCTAATGTATTATTCTACATTGGCTTATGCAATAAATCAAGTTATTTGAACACAATAAGTGCTAACAACCCTGCTTGCACAAAGAACCCAAAGCCAATGGTTACAATGTTTAAAAAGTCTTTTTGGATGGCTGCTTTGATAAAAAAGCAAAATAGCCCCGCCCAACAGAACAGCACAAGATCAACTGGCGGCATCTTTTCAGTGAGCCCTGTCAATACTGCTAACATTGTTGGAATTGTAGCAAGGTGCATGAGAATTACTGCTACCCAACCCATTGTTTCTGCACTAATATGCGGTGCTTGTTCCTTAATACTCTTAACCCATAAGTTAAGATCAAAGAAGTCATGTACTGCTGTTTTAACTGTGTTGATATTCATAATAATCCTTACTTGTAAAAAATATGGCGGCCGATTTTAGCAACTTGCTCTCTACGCCATCCTGGGTTAATGTAATCGCCATGAAAGTATAGTGCGTCTTTAACTGCACTAATTCTAAATCCCTCGAGCAAAACCTTCTTTGCTACTTCCATACTTTCGGTATAGACTGGGCCGTTCAGTGGCTTCTTGACTGTTGCTTGTTCGCAATACCAACTAAATTGGCACAGTACTTTTTCGTATACTACATTCTTTTGGTAAACTACTCTACAGATGTCTCCGGGGAATTGTCCACTTTCTGCTCTGTTAATTGTTACTTGTGCAACTGCTACTTTACCTTCAAATGGTTCTCCACCTGCTTCGTGATAAATGTTACGTGCTAGGCAATCTAACTGAGTCTGCCTCATTTTAGCTGTAATTGGACTAACGTCCAACTGAGCTTGTTTAAGATGGTCGAGCTTGTAAATCGTTGCTCTATATCCTGCGGTTATTACCATCAGCATTGCCAATGCTAATACTGCTACTTTTATGATGCGTATCATGTTGTTTCTCCTTTACGCTGGATCAGGAATTGCTAGTTCCGTCAATTAAAATGGCTCGATACATCTCCTATGCGTTAAAGCCCGCTGCTTTTGAGCCCAGAACCTTTCGGGGCAATAAGTAGTTATCCAATAAAATCACCGGATAAACTGCTGTTTTATACTTAGCTAGGTTATCTCCGCATTCTAGAAATATCAATAGCTTCTTCATCACTGAACACTGGCACTGCATTACTCTTATGCATGGTTGCAATACCTTTTACTTTGGTTCCAGTATACACTTTGGCCGGCGCAAGTGTAGCATTGCCGCCTGTGTCTCTGCTGGGAATATGTGCTGTGCTACGATCTGCTGGAATAGCCAAACTGTAATGGCCTTTCAATGGCTCAGCTGTCAAGGCTCGTTTGCGTTTCTTTTCCTCAGCATCGATGCCCCATTTCTTTTGGAGCTCTTTCCAAGACTCGTCCAAATCTCTGGCCTTTCTTGCGTGTTCTGTTGATGCGAATTTTTGTTTGCCCTTCTTCTTGCCGTTTAGGCTAAGACTAGGATGATGCAAGTGCATACTCAAAATAATCTCCGATAGTTAAACATAGCTTTTATTATAGCTTAGTTTTGTTACTCAGTCAATCAGTTTGATTTATATTCTAAAGGATTCGCCACAACCACATTCGCCCTTGGAATTAGGATTGGCAAATTCAAATCCTTCGTTGAGTCCATTGCGAACCCAATCCATTGTCAAGCCATTTAGATACACCAGGCTTTTGGCGTCTATCAATACTACAAAATCACCTTGTGCATAATTAGTTACACCCACTTCAGCTGTGTACTCATCTACATATTCCAACACGTAAGCCAATCCACTGCAACCTGTGGTTCTTACACCTATGCGAATGCCCACACCCTTGCCTCGTTTGTCCAAATTCTGCTTGATCTTCTTACTTGCTTTGTCGGTTACGGTAATCATTTACGGCTGCTTTGATGGCATCTTCAGCCAATATGCTACAATGTATCTTAACTGGAGGTAAAGCTAGTTCTTCGGCGATGTCGGAGTTTTTGATTGCTCCGGCTTGGTCGATGTGCATGCCTTTGACCCATTCTGTAATGAGGCTCGAACTCGCAATAGCCGATCCGCAGCCATACGTTTTAAATTTTGCATCTGTAATAATACCTGTATCATGATCAACCCTTATCTGTAGTTTCATTACGTCACCGCAAGCAGGTGCACCAACCATACCAGTACCAATATCAGGATCACTCTTATCAAAAGATCCGACATTCCTGGGATTTTCATAGTGATCAATAACCTTATCAGAGTATGCCATTATTGTGTACAGGTTCTTTCGCGATAGATTTGACCATCGGGTTGTTGTATTTCTCTCCACTCAGTACAAACGTGTTGACGTTGTACATACACAGGCGGCTGTTGAACAATAACAGATTGTTGTTGATTTGCAATAACAGCACCAACAATGCCTCCTATGATTAACGGAGCAGCCCAATTGCTATCTCTATAGATAACTGTTGGGCCGTGTCCATGATGATGGCGCCACTGGGCACTGGCTGTGCCTGCTATTGCTAGCAGTATCATTGATAAAATAATCTTTTTCATAATAGTCTCCGGTATACTAATATAACGCCATGCATTATCAAATAGTTGACAATTACACTCTATTTAGTTTACAAGCAAGTGTAAATCTATATTTGGTTGCACCAATTGCTTGTGTTCTAGCCGAATGCGGAATTGCCTGATCAAAAATTACTATTCTACCAGGCACAAACGAACTTATAAATTCAACCCCATCCAATGCTTCACTATAAAATATAGTTTCGCCGCCCCAATTTAGATCCCATTCTGGATTTACATAATATAATAGTGTCATAAAATTATTAGGAGGTAGCAAACTGCCTCCTACATCGGTATGTATTTCATTATAGTCTGTTGGAATTCCTAAGTTCACATACATATGTTTGATTGAATATTCTTTAATTAATGCAGAGCACTCAGGCAAGTTGATAGAGTCAAAGAATTTTAAATCATTTTCAATTTGTGGAGTTATATCACTTCGAAATTTTGGTTCGTGATTGCCAGTAGGAAGTCCTAGGTCATAATTGACACATTTATAGCTTAATGATTTTAAGAAGCGATAAAAATAAAGTTTTCCTTTATAGTCTATCGCATTATCAAAAATATGTATCTGCCGGCCATCGGCAGTTGTATGAACCGAATAATTATTATTCTGCTTTACGTGCATTTTTAACCGCAGTAACGTCGTTACGAGTTTCTTTGCACAGTTTTGTTAAATCTTGGCAAGCCTTACGAACACGGGTACCGGCTGCACCGACTTCCTTGTCATAAAACTTTTCGAAGTCTGCTTCCATTGCTTCGACGATTGCTGTGAATTCTGCGTATTTGTTTGTAGCCATTTGTTTATTCCTTTATGTTAGTACAGAGTACTTATGCACACTGTACAAGGTTAAGAAATAAATGTCTAGTTAATTGGCAATAACGTTTGGCGAACCAGCGGTAATTGCTCCGCCATCAGTTGAATCACCCAGGCGAGCAACTCCAATTCCGCCAACAAACACATTACCCGAACCTACGTTAATAACAGCTCCGTGTGGCACACAACTTCGGCCAGCTTTAATGGTGTGGGCGGCAGTTGGATTGCCAATGCATTCTATTGCAATTCCGTTAGCAAATACTTTAGCACCAGCACCGGTAGGCCCAGTCACGGTTGTTGTTCCGTCACATCCGTGGCCTGTAGTTGTTGGATCACCGTTTCTTGCTATGGCTGGCATGCAAATATTTATGCCAATGCGATGCCTGTTGTGGACTCGAGGAACTGTTTGGCAAATTGTTCATCGGTTGCTTCTGCAACCGTTACTGTTGACTTTTGTAGTTTGACATCTGCATTTGGACTAACGGTAAACAAGTATGGCATTAGGCCTGGGCCTTTGGCGCCCATTGCAATAACCATGGGTTTGCTTAGTTTATAATAAACCGTACCATCTTCTACCAATTTGGCAACAATCTCTTCTCCACTTGTTAGTTTGAGTGTGATGACTTCGCCTTCTGCTACGCCTTTTGAAATTAACATGTTATACCTTTTCTAAATGTTGTTTGAGTTCTGTGAACCCGCCTATTAATTTATCGTCTAAGAATATTTGTGGCACAGTTCTGGCATTGGGCACAGCTTCTAATAATTCTTCTTTGCTATATCCGTCGCCGATTTTCTTCTCTTCAAATTGAATACCCTTTTGGGTTAATAATGCCTTTGCTTGGTCGCAGTAAGGACAATGGTACTTGCTCCATACAGTTGCTTTCATGTTATTTCCTTATAGTGCTGGTAGTGCATCATAATCCAACGTTTCGCTCATAATGCCGATGACATAATTTGTTGATTCATTTTCTTGTAATGCTGTTTGTTTTTTACTTGTGTCTGTATGCTTATTAAACCACGGAATAGGTGTTGACTTAGGGGCAGATGCTTGATACTTGATTCCAATATCTTTCAATGCACCTACTGCTGTAAAATCTACAAAGTCTTTGAGAATGTTTGCATTCAGTCCAATAACTGGACCTTTGTTAAACAGATAGTCTGCCCAACCTTTCTCTTCACGTATCACATCCATGTACAATGCATACACTTCTGCTTCACACTCTTGTTTGGCTTCAGCAAACCTAGGGTCTTCTTTGATTACTTGATTGATCAAGTAGGCTGTCCAACCTTTGTGTAGCAATTCATCTTGTAGTATCAAACTGATGATGTTGCCGTTGCCCATGAAGATCTTGTTCTCTACCATGGCCAATGAGGTTGCAAACGACACCATGAAGCGGAATGCTTCTAGAGCATAGCTGGCATGCAGAGCCATCCAGATTGCTCGGATATATTCTTTTTCTGGAATGGTTTCACCCATTTGTTTACGGCAGTTGACCATGTGTAATGCTTCATAGTAGTTGCCCACACTGCTTGCCATGTCTACAATTTCTTTGGTGTCATGGATTGTGTTGAACACATCCTTGGGCACATTGTAGATGTTACGAATGATGTGACTGTAGCTCTTTGAGTGAATATTAGTTTCAAAGAATGTCCAGTTGTACACCAAGGCTTCCAGTTCAGGCAAACTGATTACTGGCATAAAGATCTGGCTTGGTCCACGGCCTTGTAAACTGTCTAATGCTGTTTGACGTAGCAAGTTTGATGTAAAGATGTGCTTGACTGCTTCGCTGGCATCTTTAAAATCATTTGAATCTTTGGTAAGACTGATCTCTTCCGGTTGCCAAAAGAAACCACGTGCTGTTGCTTCAAAGTCTGCAATCTTCTTGTACTTGACTTCTTCAAATCTTTGTATGGTAACTGGGCCTGCTGGATCCAGAAACATCTTGCGATTAAGATAGTCTGTCTTTGTGTTTAAGTTGTATTGTGCTTTGCTCATTTTAATATTTTCCTGATGCAAGTACTATCTTGCAAATGTGTTCTAATCTTTCTATGTGCTCATAGGCACGCCATGGACTTGTATCAATAGCTACCACTCCGTGACCCTTAATGCCCACAATGTCGTAGGCAATATTTCCAGCATTGTCCAATTGTAACTGCTGGTGACACTGGTCCGCAAGCTCTTGGCTAATAGGAGGTACATCACCTACGTTTGGTGCTACTCGGGTATAACGATTGAGCTCTGGAAAAGCTGTACTGATAGTACTCAAATCAATTCCAGCATGCATGGCTGCAATACAGTAAGTAGGATGAACGTGTACAACTACTCGAACTTCACCTGTATGCTGTCCCATTTCTTTTTGTAAGCCAAAGTGTAAGGGCAGTTCGCCGCTGGGCTTTAAGTTGGCACTGATCTCAGTGTACTCTAACTCTTTGATTGCATGATACAGTCGAGGGGGTTGATCATAGTAGCCTTTCTCAATGCCAATCTTTTTGAACTGATCTGGTTGTAGTGTTTGTTTACGCACACCGCTGGGTGTGATGTAAAAGTGGTCACGGTCGTGGTGACGAATACTTACATTGCCATCACGACTGGTAATCCAATTACGCTTGTAAGCGTCTACCATTATATCACATATAGTTTCTAACATTATATTGTGCTCGGAACACGCTGGACCGGAAAGTCTAGTTGTGTGTTAAACGAAATACTAATACGCTCTTCGGCTGAATCATGTGGTTTTACCCCATGAGGAAGCCACGATGGAAATATGACTAGCATTTTTTCAGAAGGATATAGTTGCATTTCGGTAATGCTTGCATCTGTATTATGTTGTGACATTATGCATCCATAAAACCAGTTTTCTAAATCAAATGCTCTTGAAATATATATTGGGCCACTATTAACGGGTGCCTTAATATAAAATGCTCCTGATAACACACCTCCATGAGAATGCAATTTATTTGTATTGCCAACACCATTAATGTTTATCCATATATTAGAAAACTTAATTTTTGCTGGTGAACCTAAATCTTTCATGCAGTCGTTCATGTTATCGAGTATAATATCTAGGATAGGTTTTAAAGGAGTATCTCTCAATTGGTCGTAATAATAATCTTTACTTTGCCAGCCGCCTTCATTTGACGCGATCTTACCACGATTGTCATTTTGGTCGGCCATACAAAAACTATGTGCATTGGCTATTTGTTCGTTGGTGACTCTGTCTAGTATTTCAGTCCAGACTGGCGTATAAAACATTTTATTTAGATTCATATTACCTTATTAGAGTTTACACGATTCACAGT